GTGACACAAGCTCTGGCCGATCGAATGTGGAGTTAGATGTAACGACTGGTGCAACGACCACTACGTTACCTCTGAAAGCCATCGATATTAGCCAGGATCCCGATAACTCAGACGTAGGCAACGCCAACACAAATGTCATGGTTGTAATACAGAACCATATCATGGGTGTTAAAGGCGCTGGCTTGGCATAAGGAGAACGATAGATGGCAATTTCTAGAGCCCAACTAGCGGCAGAATTAGAGCCAGGATTGAATGCTCTTTTCGGCCAAAACTATGATGCCTATGATCGCGAATACGAAGAAATATTCGCAATCGAGGATTCTGATCGCGCCTTCGAGGAAGAGGTGCTCATTACCGGATTTGGTAGTGCGCCTGTGAAGACCGAGGGACAAGGTGTTGTGTTTGATACCGCCAGTGAGGGTTATACCTCCAGGTATGTACACGATACGGTCAGCCTTGCGTTCGCACTTGATAATATCCGTGGGTGCGCTGCGTAGGAATACGCAGGACATAAGATGGTGAATTCAGGGAACATCTCAAAAGAGACAATCCTGAGCGAAGCCTCAGTAAGAGGAACGTGCAACGACTATTCCGAAAGGAAGTACACCCAAGCGGGTGGAAGCGCCATCCAACCAGACCGGTTGAAGATATAGTCTGATCTGCATGGTGACATGCAGCGGTCCTGGAAACAGGACGGGATCGAGAGTAGCGAATCGATCTGAACAAAAAAAGTCATAAAAAACAATGACTTATGAACGGAAGAAGCGCAAGAAGATAACTTGTATGACTCGCTTGGTAGGCGTTATGTGAAGGCTTTGGCTCGAAGCATGATGAACACCAAAGAGATAAAAGGTGCAGACATTCTGAATAACGCCTTTGATACAAACTTTGCTGGCGGTGACGGCCAGCCATTAGTATCTACAGCTCACCCATTAGCGGGTGGCGGTACTCTGGCAAACCGTGAAACCACTATGGCTGACTTGAATGAGACCTCATTAGAGAACATGCTGATTTCTATCAGCGAGTTTACTGATGACAAGGGTCTGCAAATCAGTGTGCAAGCGACCAAGATGATCGTGCCTCCTCAGTTGGTTTTCGTAGCGGACAGAATCTTGAATTCTGACCAGCGAGTAGCGACTGCGGATAACGACATCAACGCTATCAAGAACACGGGTGTGTTACCTGGCGGCTATTCAGTAAACCACTATCTGTCTGATCCAGATGCTTTCTTCATTTTGACAAGCATCACGGACGCTGGTGAGGGACTGAAGATGTTCCAAAGAACACCACTAGAAACCACAATGGAGCCTGACTTTACGACAGGTAACCTGAGATATAAATCGAGGGAGAGGTACTCTTTCGGCTTTTCAGATTTCCGTGGTGTGTTCGCATCCCAAGGAGCTTAAAAGCGCTCAGAGGGCAAATGAGGGGCTTCTAGCCCCTTGTTTGGACCCCATCTCAAGTCATTGTTTTTTGACATTAGACAATGATGCGAAACCAGAGGGCTTCGGCCCTCTTTTTTTGTGCCTGGAAAAATTGTCGGTTTCTAGAGCGTATGGTATAACAGTCAGATCCTGACAGTCGCAATCCCGCGTACTGACACTGGCCACGACAGGAGATAAACATGGCTACAACAACTTTCAATGGACCCGTCAGATCGGAGAAGGGCTTCCAACAAATTTCAAAATCAGCAAACGGTACGATCACAGTCACCAGTGGTGACAAGATGGCAACCGAGGCTACTGCTAGCGCAGGGATCGAAGGTACTGCTGCTGTTTACGTCACTCAGGTAAATCGCCTGAAGAGCGATGTTGCTACCAACGTAAACATCGTTAAAACCACAATCATGATTGATCTTACTGGGTTAAAGGACGGCGGCACTGCTGGCGACATTATCGGTAAGGACGGTTCTGGCGTTGCATTCATAGGTAAAGTAACGACTGCAAACCAAGGCACTGTTTTCGGTGTGACGATGACTTGTTTAGAAACACCAGCCGGTGGATCAACAGATATTGACCTGTTCTCTGCGACAGAAGGCACAGGTGTCAACGACACTGCGATCGGTGATCTTACAGAGACTCAGATTATTAACGCTGGTGCAGCTTCAGCCGGCACAGTGGTCGCGGGTGGTGATATCGCCGCCGATCAATTCTTGTACTTGGTTAGCCAGGGAACTGGTGATGCTACCTACACCGCTGGACGTTTCCTCATCGAAATCACTGGCTTCGACGCAGCTTCCTAGAGAGGTAAATTATGGCTGACACAGTAACATCTCAAACGATCCAAGATGGTCAGAGAAAAGCCGTTCTCAAGTTTACCAACGCGAGTGACGGCACGGGTGAGTCAGCAGTCAAGAAAGTGGACGTATCTGCACTGTCAACTAATGCAGCGGGTGAAAGTTGCACTAGTGTGCAAATCAACAAGATCTGGTGGCAATGCACGGGCATGTCAGTAAAGATCGAGTTTGATGCAAGCACTAATGTCCTAGCGATTGGCTTGAGCGAAGACTCAAACGGCTATCATGATTACAGTGATTTTTCAGGTATCCCTAACAATGCCGGCAGTGGCAAAACGGGAGACTTGGATTTTACAACAGTGGGCCACTCTAGTGGTGACACTTACATGATTATCTTAGAGCTGATCAAAGCTTATGGCTGACACTAAAGACGTTAAAAGGACTGCTTCTGGGAGACTCATCTATAGAGGTGAGTCGTTCCCTGGATACAACCAACAGAAGCGGACTCCTGGCAAAAACAAAAAGTTTGCAGTGCTTGCCAAGAAGGGAGACCAAGTCAAAATAGTCCGATACGGCGATCCGAATCTATCGATCAAAAAGTCGCAACCAGCTAGGCGCAAATCATTTCGCGCTAGGCATAATTGTGACGCGGTCGAGAAGAAGAAAGATGTTTTCACGGCCAGTTATTGGTCTTGCAAGAACTGGTGATTTAAATGGCAGAATCTGATCTTAGACTCGAAACAGACCTAGATAGAGCGGCCGCTGAGTACGCATCGGCTACCTCTCCGTTTGCAGAGCTGCAAAACTATTTGCTAGAGCAACCCGTATTCGACAGAGATCCTCGCACACAAGCTAGCGGCTTACCTACACTGAGGAGCTTAGATCGACCTGAGTATGACCAAGAGGCGTTGGCTCAACAGTATCAAGACTTGATCACCTCCCAGCGCGAGGCAGAAGAGGCGCAGAAACAAGAACGCGAAAAGGCGATCGCTGATTTAAGAACCGCGATAGCCGAACAAACAGCGACAGCAGCAGAAGCTGCGGCCGGTGAAAGATCAGCATTATCTGCTGCATTAGAAGGCCGCATTCGAGAAGCAAGAGAAGCGGCAGCAGCAGAGGTCGCAGATCAAGGCACCATCATTGGTGACCTGAAAGAAAGAATAGGTGGTTTGACCCAAGACCTGGGTGGCATATCTCAAACCATACAAGAAGAACAAGACAAGCTATCGGCAGAGCTGAGAGAGTCTCAAGCCGGCGCGGTAGATCTTATCCAAGGCAGAATTAACAGCTTGAATGATGAGCTGGCTGGTGTGTCTCAAGCAGTTGAGACAGAGACAGCAGCGCAGTCAGAAGCTCTGAGAGGTGAACGAGAACAGATTGTTTCCGATCTAGAAAACAGGATCGGCACACTGAGAGACCAGATAGAAAACTTACCTCTCAACGAAATACAAAGTCAGATTGAAGGTATAACGACTCAATCACAGAACTTTGCCGATACGGCTCGTACAGAGCGAGAAAGACTAGAGACAGATCTGAGAGCTGCACTCACCCAACAGACCGACAGAGGAGAAAAGCTGGCCGAGCAGATCGGAGCGTTACAGGCAGCCCAGCTTGACCCCGCACAAATAGAACAACAAAGAGCAGCGGCTATCACAGGGGCTATTGATCCCATTCAAGCTCAGATAGAAAAGTTGAGGGGGGAGATACCTCAACAGATCGATGTGGATGCATTACGGAAGCAGATTACGCAAGAGGTGTTAGCCGGCTTGCCTCAACCCACTACGAACGTACAGGCGCCAGCCGTTTCTGTCGGTCCTGGACCTGGGGGCATGGATCCATTCGGACAAGGCGGTTCAAACGTTGCTGCTAATATGAATGTAAGTGATGGCGTTGCAGACCGGATGGGTTACTTTGAAAGGGGAATCTATGACAGTGTGCCTACGACAGAGGGAGCTGCTGAAATGGGTGCGACTCCATTCTTGGATCCTGGTATTGGCAGTGAAATGGCACAGGGCGCTATTGATCCTACCGGAGCAGCTTTTGTACCCCCACAAACTAACGTGCAAAGAAGAGCCGTTACAGGAGAGCCCGAAGTCTTTCAGCCGAATGCAGCACAACTACAAGCTGGCGTGGCTCCACCACCCAGATTCAAGAATATGCCCATAGGTAGAATAGGAATAAGATAATGTCTTCACCAATACCAGACAATGTAGCAAACCCCGCGATTTACAGAAAAGCAAAAGCGAAGATGAAGCGGAAGTTCAAGGTTACACCCAGTGCATATTCTAGTGGCTACCTTGTGCAGGAATATAAGCGCATGGGCGGCAAGTACAAAGGCGCCAAAAAAGCTGGCGGTGGGGAAGTAGCCTTCGACGCTAAGAAAAGCGACCTCAACAAAGATGGCAAGATTAGTAAATACGA